AGCCGCGAGACGGGCATCCCCGCCGGCCTGCCCTACCTGACGGGCTTCGTGATCAACGAGGGCATCGCCGCCGAAGCGCAGGATTGAAGCGCAGCCCGCCGCAAGGCGGCGCCGCACTGCCCCGCAGGGTCCGCCCGCGGGGCTCCCGGCAGTAGGGGGCCGATGGTGGCGCCCGCAACCGGAGACGAAGACGATGAAGCTTTCAGACACACAGCGGATTGTATTGAGCCATGGCGCGCAGCACCCGCAATTGCTGGCGATTGCGCCGAAGCATTTGCCAGTCGCTGCCTGCCGCGCGGTGGTGAACAGCCTGATCAAAAGCCGCTTGCTGATTGAGGTTGCCGCACCGCGCGATCAATTGGCGATGATGTGGCGCAAGGATGGGGATGGCACGCCGATCCTGATTCAAGTGACGGATGAAGGGCTGCGCGCCATTGGCATTGACCCGAATGAGGGGCGCGCGGCGCCCGACACGGCGCCGCAGGGCGGGGAAGACAACGCACAGCAGCAGGACGACGCGGAGGCAGAACAACCCGCACAGGCCGCGCCCGAGGCGCCCAACATGGGAAGCGTGAACCTGCGTGAGGCCGCAGAACGCCTGCTGGCAGCTTGGGAGGAAACACCGCCCGCGAATGGAGAGAAGGACCCCATCGCGCGCGCGATGGACATGCTGCGCAGCGCGCTCTCACGGCGCGGCACACGGGCCACGGGCGCGCCACGCAAGCCGCGCGAGGGCACGAAGCAGGAAGTGGTGCTGGCGATGCTCCGCCGCCCTGAAGGCGCGACGGTGGCGCAAATCGCCGAGGCAACGGGCTGGGCGCAGCATACGGTGCGCGGGTTTTTCGCCGGGCTGAAGAAACGCCAGGGCATCACGGTGGAGATTGCGGAACGCATTCGCCAAGTCGGCCCGAACAAGCAGGGCGCGAAAGGGTCCTACACCGTCTACCGCGTCGCCGAGTGACGCGGCGCAGCCACAGTTTGGATTATCAGCGCATAGCCCAGGGATCATCGCGATCCCTGGCGCTTTATTGCCTTGGCTCGCGCAAACCACAGCGCGAAGCGTCCGTCACGCAAGACGGAGATTGACGATGCACGCAGAAACTGAAACCCGCTGGATCGTGCTGGGCACCGATGGCCGGCATGTTTCACTGGGTCGCACCGAGCCAAGCGAGGCAGAGATAGCGACCGCCAGCGACGCCCTTGCTGCGCAGGGGCTTTCCGGATGGCTCGCCCGCATGCAGGGCGAATACTACAGCCGGGCCAGGGTGACGCTGGAACCCCTCCAGCGCATCGGCGCTGATCACGAAGCGGATTGGCAAGCCGCCCTTGCCGCATTCCACGCAGCGCGCCAGCGCGCCACTCACTGACGCTTCTGAACCCTCACCAACGCGCGGCGGGAGGTCGCCGCCATGGCTGAACTGACATCCTCCACGCGCGAAGCCGCACGACGCCTCGGCGTCAGCGACACCACCATGCACAAGGCCGAACGCTCCGGGCGCATCACGCGCGAACCGGACGGCCAATGGGACATCACCAAGACTCGCGCCCGGCTGCAGGAAACCTCGGACCCGCAGCGTTCCACCCTCGCTGGCAGCGCGGCGGCCGAGAGCACGCCCTTCGCCCGATTGAAGGTCGCGCAACTCGCCCTGAAAGTGGAAGCCCAGCGCCTGGCGCTCGACGAAAGCAAGGGCCGGCTGCTCGATGTCGCGACCGCCAATGCGACGATTGATGAAATCGCCAGCACTATGCGCGACGCCCTGCTGAATTGGCCCGCGCGCGTGTCTGGCGTGATTGCCGCCGAACTCGGCATCGAGCCCCATCTGCTGCAAACCATCCTGCAGCAGCACATCAATGAGCTTCTGACGGAGGCTTCCGATCGCTTCGACCCTCCCGGCATCGGCGGCGAGCGAGAGCCGCACGCGTGAGCATGTGCGCCGCCGTGCCGGGGCCATGCTACGCCCGCCGCCACAGCTCACTGTCTCGGCATGGGCGGAACAGCACCGCATCCTTGGCAGCCGAGCATCCTCGGAACCCGGCCCCTGGCGCACCAGCCGCACGCCCTATCTGCGTGATGTGATGGATGCGCTGTCGGCCGTGCATCCGGCACGGCGGATCGTCGTGATGAAAGGGGCGCAGACCGGCGGTTCCGAGGCAGGGAATAACTGGCTCGGCTACATCATGCATTACGTCCCCGCACCGGTGCTCGCGGTGCAGCCCACCGTGGAACTCGCCAAGCGTTTCTCGCGCCAGCGCATTGATCCATTGCTGGAGGAAACGCCCGCGCTCCGGGACCGTGTGGCGCCAGCCCGCGCGCGCGATAGCGGCAATACGATGCTGTCCAAGGAATTCCCCGGCGGCATTCTGGTGCTGACGGGCGCCAATAGTGCGGTCGGGCTGCGATCCATGCCGGCCAGGTTTCTGTTTCTCGATGAGGTGGATGCCTATCCCGGCGACATCGAAGGCGAAGGTGACCCGATCGCGCTGGCCGAGGCCCGGGCCCGCACCTTCGGCTGGCGCAGGAAAGCCTTTCTGGTGTCAACGCCCACCATCGCCGGGCGCAGCCGGATTGAACGGGAATACGCGGCCTCTGACCAGCGACGCTTCTTCCTCCCCTGTCCGCACTGCAACGCGATGCAATGGCTGAAATTCGAAAGGCTAATTTGGGAGAAGGGCGACCCGCGCAGCGTGCGCTACCATTGCGAGGATTGCGACACCCCGATCGAGGAACACCACAAGACCGCCATGCTCGCCGCCGGCGAATGGCGGCCGACAGCGGCAGCAGAGAACCCGCATACCATCGGCTTTCATATCTCGGCGCTCTATTCCCCAGTCGGCTGGTTATCCTGGGAACAGATCGCGCGTGATTGGGAGGCAGCGCAGGGCAAAGCTGAGGATCTGAAAACCTTCCGCAACACGGTGCTTGGCGAGACCTGGCAGGATCGTGGCGAGGCGCCGGATTGGGAACGCCTGGTGGAACGGCGCGAGGATTTCCGCCTTGGCGTTGTGGCGCAGGACGCGCTGGTGCTGACGGCCGGCGTGGATGTGCAGGATGATCGGCTGGAATGCGATATCTGGGGATGGGCTGAGGGTTACTCCTCCTGGCTTGTGGATCACATCGTCATTGTCGGCAGCCCGCGTGACCGTGCGCCCTGGGATGAGCTGGCGGAATTGCTGGCACGCGATTGGCCCCGCGCGAATGGCGGCGCGATCCGCATCGCCAAGGCCTGTGTTGATACCGGCGGGCGCGACACGGCGGCGGTTTATGGCCATCTGCGACGCCTGCGCGATCCGCGCATTGCGCCGACTAAGGGCGTGGATGGTTGGAATAGGGCTCAGCCGGTGCAGGGGCCGACGCCGGTGGATGCGCTGGTAGATGGGCGAAAGCTGCGGCGCGGCTTGAAGCTTTGGACGGTGTCGGTTTCGACCTGGAAAGTTGATCTCTATCGTCGGCTTTGGCTCGGTCGTGGCGAGGCAGCGGAATTCCCGCCCGGCTGGGTGCATTTGCCGCAGGGGATTGAGGTTGAGTGGGTCAAGCAGTTGGTGGCGGAGCAACTGCACCAAGTGAAGGACCGGCGCGGCTTTGTGCGCCAGGAATGGGCGAAACTGCGAGATCGGAATGAGGCGCTGGATTGCGCGGTGCTGGCGCGTGCCGCTCTGTGGTTGCTGGGTGCCGATCGGTATGGCGAGCGGTTTTGGCAAAGGCTGCGCGAAGATATCGCGAATGCGCCGGTGGAAATGCCGGAACATCCCCGGCCCGAGCCAGCGCCGAACCCGGATCCACCGCCACTGATGCGCCGACCTGGTTGGCTTGCGCCGCGTGGCGGTTGGTTGCGCTGATTACTTTCGGGAGGAAATCATGAGTAACGGGGAACTCCACGCGCGCGAGCGCGAGGATCTGTCGCTGCATGTCGAGCGCTGCGCCGAGCGCTACACGGCGGTGCGTGCGGAGATCTGTGGCCTGCGCAAGCAGACACGCCGCATTGAGGGCGCGATCTGGGGCATTGTCGCCGTGCTGATCGCGCTTGGCGCGGGTGGGGCGCAGATCCTGCCAATCCTGCGCGCCCTCTCTCGCGCCGCTGGCGGGTGATCGGACTTGGACCCTGCAACCCTCGCCTGGGCGCTGGCGCAGCCTGCAGGCAGCCGCGCTGCCGTGCTTGTCGCTGCCTTCACTGGCGGCGTCACGCGCGTGACCTTCGAAGGCCGTACCGTCGAGTATCGCAGCCTGGATGAATTGGGCCGTGCCATCGCCGCCCTTTACGGCGCCGAGAATGCCACTGCGCGGCGCCCAGGCATGACACTCGCCAGCTTCACAAGGAACGCAGGATGAAGTTCCACCTGCGCGCTGCCTGGAATGCCCTCCGGGGTTACGCAGCCGCGCAGGAGAACCGTGCCTCGACTTGGTCACCCTCGGGCGGCAGTGCAAATGGCGAGGTCGGCATGGCCGCCGCCAGCGTCGCACGTCGCGCACGCGATGCGGTGCGCAATGATCCCTATGCCGCGCGCATCGTGGACCTCTGGACCGGCAATGCGGTCGGTGCGGGCATCACGACACGCTGGCCTGAAACCGCGCATCGCAATGCCTGGCAGGCCTGGGCGGATAGCACCGCCTGCGATGCGGAGGACAAGCTTGATCTCTATGGCCTGCAGGCGCTGGCCATGCGGGCGGTCGTCGAAAGCGGCGAATGCTTCATCCGGCTGTTGACCGTGCCGACTTCGCCGCGGAACCCGATCGGCCTCAGTCTGCAGATGCTGGAAAGCGATCACCTGGATACGGCGCGCAATGGCGTGGTGAATGGCGCGCCGACCATCCAGGGCATCGCCCTTGGATCGGCGGGCGAGCCGATTGGCTACTGGCTGTTCCCGACGCATCCCGGCGCATGGATGCTGCCGGGCGCGCGCCTGGCGAGCAACTTCATCCCCGCGCGCGATGTGCTGCATGTGTTTCGCAAGCGGCGGCCTGGGCAGTTGCGCGATGTCTCCTGGCTCGCGCCCGTGCTGCTCCGGCTGCGTGATCTTGGCGATTACGAAGCCGCGCTGCTGATGAAGGCCAAGATCGAGGCCTGCCTTGCTGCCGTGGTGACGGATGATGGCGAGGAAACGCTCACGAAGCCCAGCGACAGCAACCCCGGCCTGCTCCGCGATGCGCAAGGCCGCGCGGTGGAAAGCTTCGAGCCTGGGATGATCCTCTATCGGCGCGGCCAGGGTGATGTAAGTGTGGTGAACCCCTCCGGCGGTGGGTCGCATACCGCCTTCGCGCGGCGCTCGCTTGAAGCCGCTGCTGTTGGTGCGGGCCTGACATACGACCAGGTTTCCGGCGATCTGACCCAGGCGAATTACTCGAGCCTGCGCGCCGGCAAGATCGAATTCCGCCGGCTCTGCGAGCAGATGCAATACGGCATGCTGATCCCGATGCTGGTGCGGCCGATTGCCGAGCGCTTTCACGCCCAAGGCGCGCTGCTCGGCCTTTGGGCGGATGCCATGCCGAAGGGCGTCGCGCATGTGCCGCCAGCGCATGAGATGATTGACCCACTGAAGGACACCACTGCGCTGATCGCCCAGGTGCGTGCAGGCTTTGTGCCGCAGCCTGAGGCCGCCGGTGCCTTCGGCTATGACTTCCGCTCGGCGGTCGAGATGATCCGCGAAGCCAATGCCGCGCTCGATGCGGCGGGCATCTCGCTTGATACCGATCCCAGGCGTGTCGCCAAATCCGGCAGCGCGCAGGATGCGGCGCAAATGGCGGCGGTGGAAATCGCCGCGACCGGTGCGGCCGGGGCGGCAGCGCCAACGCCACCAGATACCCCCACAGCATAGGGCTCACCATGACCGAAACCACCGACCCGGGCGGGAGCGATCCCGCGTCGGCTGATCCCGCTTTGCCCGATCGACTTCCCCCCGATGGGCAATCGATCACCGCACGCCGCGCGATCACCGCGCCCGCCACCGTGGATCGTGCCGCACGCACGGTGGAGGTCGTCTGGTCCACCGGTGCGCGGGCGCGCAACTTTGTCCCCTCACTCGGCGGCATCACCGAGGAATTGGACATGTCGCCCAATGCGGTGCGCATGGCGCAGCTCGGCTCCGGCAATGCGCCGGTGCTGAACACCCATCGCAGCAGTGATGCGCGCGATGTGCTGGGCCGTGTGATCGCCGCGCGACTTGAAGGCGGGCGTGGCCATGCGCGGCTGCAATTCTCTGCCGCTGCTGATGTGGAACCCCTCTGGCAGCGCATTGCCGATGGCACGCTGCGCGCCGTCAGCATCGGCTATCGCGTGCATCGCTACGACCAACGCCCCGATCCAGTGAGCGGCGAGATGATCTACCGCGCCGTGGATTGGGAGCCCTTCGAGATTTCGATCGTGCCCATCCCCGTTGATCGGGATGCGCAAGTGCGTGGCGCGGCGCCGCAGGGCGCGCCGTCCTTCGCCATTGAACCTGCCCTGGAGAATGAGGAACCACCCATGACTGAGACGACGCCGGAAACCCCGGCAGCCCCTTCGGCGCCGCCTGCCGCGTCGCCGCCCGCAACCACCACGGTGGAAACGCCGCCTGACCTGGAAGCTTTGCGTGCCGAGGCACAGCGCGCAGAACGTGATCGTATCTCCGGCATTGATGGCGCGATTGACGTCGCACGCGCCCTGGTCGGCACCGAGACCGCCGCGCATATCCGGCGCGAGGCTGTTGACCGCGGCTGGCATCCGGACCAGGCGCGGCGTTCCTTGTTTGACGCCATGGTGAAAAGTGCCTCGCCACCTTCTGTTCCCGCGCGTCCAGAAACCGGGCCGGGCCATGACTCGCCCTCTGAAATTCTTGATGCCATGGCGGAAGCCTTGGCCGCGCGCAGCATGCCCGGCTACCAGCCGCAAGGCACCGGGCGCCATGCTGAATTCATGGGCTGGCGGCCCTCGGACATGATCGGCGAATTGCTGCGGGTCCGCGGTGAACGCAATGTGCCGCGCAATCCGACGCTGTTGGCCGAACGCGCCTTCCACACCACCTCCGACTTTCCGCTGCTGCTCTCCGCTGCGGCGAATAAGATGCTGCTCGCGGCCTATCAGCCGGCAGCGCCCAGCTATCGGCAGATCTTCCTTCGCCGCGATTTCCGCGACTTCAAGCCGCACCGGCATCTGCGGGTAGGTGATTTCCCGACGCTCATGCCGCTGATGGAGAATGGCGAGATCCAGGCCGGCACCATGTCGGAAAGCCAAGAAATCGTCCTGCTGCAAACCTTCGCGCGGCGCATCCGTGTGACGCGCCCGATGCTGGTCAATGATGACCTGGGTGCATTCACGGATTTTGCCGCCGCCATTGGTCGGCGCGTAGCGGATTTCGAGAATGCCACGGCCTATGCGCTGCTCAATCAGGCGAATGGCGATGGCCCGACACTGACGAGTGGCCCGGCTGCGGTATTCGGCACGGCGGCAGCGCGGTTGAATAAGGCGGCCGCAGGCAGTGCGCTGGATATCAACAACCTTGCCAATGGTCGCGCTGCGATCCTGCGGCAAAAGACGCTGGACGGCCTGCCGATTTCTGTCGGCAATGCCATGAAGCTTCTGGTGGGCCCGAGCCTTGAATTGCCCGCACGGCAATTGACGGTGAGTGTCGGCGCGACCCAGATCAGCCACGCCAATATCTATGCTGGCTTTGTGCAGCCGCTGGTCGAACCGCTGATCCCGAATAATCGCTGGTACCTGTTTGCCGATCCGCCGACTGCGCCGGTCTATGTCTATGGCTACCTGAATGGCGCCGAGGGACCGCAAGTCACCACCGGCCCGGTGTCCGGCGTGGATGGTGTCGAGGTCAGCGTGATCTTCGACTTCGGCGTCGGCGCCATTGATTGGCGCGGGGCCTGGTTCAATCCGGGCGTGTGATCGCCCTCCCTCTTTCTCATCATCGCAATTTCGCAACGGGCGTCCTTCGGGGCGCCTGTTGCGTTTCAGGAGAACCCTTCCATGCGTAACTTCATCCAGCCGGGCAATAGCCTGGCGATTGCCGTGCCCTATGCGACCGGCGTTTCCGCCGGTCAGGGCGTGCTGGTCGGTGCGCTGTTTGGCGTAGCCGCCGTGGACGGCGTGCAGAACGCCATGATCGAGGCCGCAACCGCGGGCGTGTTCGACCTCACCAAGGAACCGGCGCTCGCCATCGGCGCCGGGGTGCGCGTCTTTTGGGACAATACCAATCGCCGCATCACCACCACCGCCACAGGTAATTTCCAGGTCGGTATCGCGACCCAGGCGGCACTCGCCGCCGATGGCACCGTGCGCGTCTGGCTCAACCGCGTTCCGGCGGCGGGGGCGTGAACATGACGACGCTGCTGCCGCGTGACCATGAACGCATGCAAGGCGTGCATCCCCATCTGGTGCGCGTGGTGATCGAGGCGCGCAAGGCCGCACCCTTCATTGTGCTGGAAGGTCTGCGGTCCCGCGAGCGCCAGGCGAAGCTTGTCGCACTCGGTGCCTCGCGCACCATGAACAGCCGGCACCTGACGGGCCATGCCGTGGATCTCGGCTATTGGCTCGATGATGGAGATGGCGTGCCGGAGAATGGCGAAATCCGCTGGGACTGGCCGCTATATGCGCAACTTGCCAGCGCCATGAAGGGTGCGGCGCAAAAGCTTGGCGTTGCCACTACCTGGGGTGGTGATTGGCCAGGCTTTCCCGATGGGCCGCATTTCGAATTGGATCGGGGGAAGTACCCATGATTGGCGCATTGCTGCCCGCGCTGGTGCCGATCCTGGGCGATGCGCTGAAACGCCTATTCCCCGACGCCGAGGCGCGGCAGCGTGCCGAGGCGGAACTGAATGCTGCCCTCCTCGCGCGCGCGGGCGAATTGGAAAAGGCCGCCGCCGATATCATCAAGGCGGAGGCGCAATCGGAACATTGGCTTGCCGCCTGCTGGCGGCCGATCCTGATGCTGACCTTTGGCCTGTTGATTGTTGCACGCTGGCTCGGTTGGTCGGCGCCGGGCATCAGTGAAGCGGAAGCGCTCAAGCTCTGGAACATCGTGGAGATCGGCTTGGGTGGTTACGTCATTGGCCGTTCCGCCGAAAAGACGCTGCCGCGCATTGTCGAGGTGCTGAAACGATGAGCGCCTTTGATGCCGCCATGGCCAGCCTGATCGCCGATCCACATCTTGGCTGCGCTGCGCAGTATCGCCAGGGCGGTACTGGCGCGCCGATCAACCTGCGCGTGCTGCGTTCCTCGCCCGATCGCATGGCGGATGCCTTTGGTACAGAGGTGATTACGGCCAGCGATATCCTCTCACTCGCCATCGCCACCCTGCCTGATATCGCGGCGGGCGATAGCTTTGCCATTGGCGCCGATCTGCTCACCGTCCGCCACGCCGAACGCGACGCCACCGGCACGGCCTGGCGCGTCCTTTGTCAGCGATAGGCACACGGCATGAGGCTTGGCGCGCAGCTGGTTGGTGATCTTCGCAAGATGCTCGCGGAGGAGATACGCGCGGGCGAACGCGCCGCCATGACCGCCATCCGCGCCGAGACCGCCGAGGTCAAAGCCGAACTCCGCCAGCAAGTGACCACCGCCTTTGCCGGCAATGCGCGCGGTATCGCCAATGCTTGGCGGTCCATGGTGTTTCCCCGCACGGGCCAGTCACTTCGGCCTGCCGGGCTGGTCTTCACCAAAGTCCCCAAGGTGATTGATGCCTTTGAGCGTGGCGCGCTTATCCGCGCCAAGGGTGGGCGGAAGTTCCTCGCGATCCCAACCGGCTTTAACGCCGCGCGTGGCAGGCGCGGGCGGGGCGAGAAAGGCATGCGCGTGACGCCAGCGCAGATGGTGGCCTCGGGCAAGGCTTTTCTGCGGCCATTCAAATCGGGGCGCGGCTTTGTCTGGTGCCTGCCACTCCGCGCCGGGGAACAGGTCGGGCGGCGACGGCAGCGCCTTCGTTTGATTGCCGGCGGCGTCACAGAAATCGGCACCGCCCATCGCCGTGGCCGAGAGGCCTGGGCGCGCGGGCTGCTCGCGCGCGGCATGGTGCCGATGTTCCTGCTGCTACCCCAGGTGAAGCTCACCAAGCGGCTCGACGTAAAGGGCGCGGCAGAGCGTGGCCTGCGCCGTCTGCCCGGGCGTTTTGTGGCGGCCTGGGCCGCCGAGGCAGGGAGGCCGCGATGAGTCTGCGTGAGACCGCCCTGACCGCCCTGTTCGCGCGCCTGAACGCCAGCCTGGCCGCGCGCAACCCAGCGCCCGTCATCCGCCGCAATGAAACCGTGCCGCAGCGCCTGCCCGCGGGCGGGCTGGTGGTACTGCGCGATGGGGAGAGTGTGGCGGAAACGCCCATACTCTCGCCTTTGGCCTTTGCGATTGAACATCGCGCGGAAATCGAAGTGCTGGCGGCGGATAATGCGCTGTTGGATGCGCTGCTGGTCGCTATCGCTGCTGCCATCACTGCCGATCCCATGCTGGGTGGCGCGGTGGAATGGGCCCAGCCCGGCAGCGCGGATATCGAGGATGTCGAATTCGAAGGCGCGGCCAGCGCGCGTGCCGCTAGCCTGCCTGTCACCCTGTTCTTTACCGCCACCGGGTCACCGCTGGCCTGATCGCTCACCAGGAGAAACCCCATGCCCCGTGCCATTGGCGCGAATGCGCGCCTGCTGATGATTCCCGAGGCCAGCTATGGCACCGCGCCAAGTGGCAATTGGCGGCGCATGCCCTTTCTGTCCTGCAATCTGGGCGCGGAGCAACCGTTGCTTGATGCGGATGTGATTGGCATTGGCGGCAATCGGGATACTGGCGCGCCGCTATTGGATACAGTGACGGTGGCGGGCCAGGCGGTGGTGCCGATTGATCTGATCAATTTCGGGCATTGGCTGCGGCTATTGTTCGGCCCACCGACCACAAGCGGCACCAGCCCGAATTTCATCCATAGCTTTGCCTCGGGCCTGGCGGCGCTGCCTTCCAACAGTATCGAAATCGGCTATCCCGATGTACCGAATTACGATGTCTGCACGGGCGTGCGTGCCGATACGCTGGAGATGGATTTCACGCCCACCGGTGCTGCCAGCGCGACGATTGGGCTGCTGGGCCAGGGCTCGCTCCGCGGTGCGGCGAGTTCCGGCGGCACGCCAAGCGGTGCGGCGTTTACGGCTTTTAACAAGGCGCAGGGTTCCATCACGCGCGCCGGAGCAGCGCTGGCGCAGGTGACCGGCGCGCGGATCAGTTTTTCGAACGGGATGGAAACGGTGCGCACCATCCGCGCTGACCGGAAGGTGGAGGGTGTGGATCCTGGCATTGCGCGCTGCACCGGGCAAATCACGGTGCGGTTTGAGAATACGGTGCTGCTGGGCCAAGCGCAGGGCGGCACGCCAGCGGAATTCGCCATGGCTTTCACGATGGACGCTAATCGCAGCCTAACGATCACGCTGCATGAGGTTTATCTGGCGCTGGCCAAGACGCCGATCGAAGGGCCGGCGGGGGTGGAGGCGAGCTTTGATTTCAGGGCTGCGTTCAATGCCACGGCGTGGCGGATGATGACGGTGGTGTTGAGGAACCAGCAGGCGGGGAGTGAGTATGGGTGAGTTTTGAAAAACTGTAGATCATAGCTAACCAATGATCTTGAGTGCCGGAAAAATTCAACATCCCTTCAAGGCTGCAAACCACGCGGCCTCTAGCGCAGCTTGAGAGCAATGCACGCGCTCACCGTATAATTGATCATTATTGAAAGATCTTAAGACACGTTGCTCCATGTCATAAGCCTGTTCCGCCGAAGCCCATTTTTGGGTCCAGCCGCCCCCCCATTTCTGTTTCAGTAACTCATGAGGGACATGCTTATTGAGGTCAGATAGGCGCTCGATTGGATCGTGAGCCCAACCAATTTTCCAAACATTAGCGCTGCCAAACTGATAGGCGTAAGTGCTCGCTTCGCGAAGCGCATCATGATGAACTTTCGACAGGAACGATGAGGGCACAGGCCCCATTGTCCCTCCAGGACCAACAATTTTGGCGATTCGATCTCTTTCATCACTTATAGATTTCGTCTGCGAAACATCAATTTCTTCGCGTGCGAGACCCAAAATTCGGTCTCTTTCGATATCGGTCAATAGCACTGCATTACTCATTGCTGACATAGGGAGCTGCCTACCTAATGTCTCTGTCATCTCCGGCAGCGGGCTATCGGTAAATCGCCACGCGCGCGTAATGAGCACGGCGTGGGGCCACTTGATATCTCCGCCAGCACCCTTCTCAGCCTCCGCAAACGAACGGGGAGGAAGCGCTTGGCGGCTGTGAAATTTGCTCCGACCAAATTCCGCGATACCCAGTAGCTTGCCCCGTTCGTGTTCTTGAGTCTCGGGACCTTTGGTGCCGACAAAGGCGATAGTATCACCGGCCTCCGATTGTTCGAGAAGCGCGCCTAAGCTGCCTCGCATACTGAAAGCAACTATTGGCCAGTAGATCGGATCGAAGCCCCAAAAGCGTTTGATGAACATCTTCATCAATAACGATCTCCTAATCGGTCCGACGGACCATCCGCGTGGGTCCGCGCGCGCGCCACTCTCGGAAAGCCTCGCGAATGCGCAGCAACAGTTCCTTTGGCAACCTGCCAAACACGAAAGACCCCTCGCCAGCCTCAAGCGGCCGTAGGTCAGGGCCGGGCCATCGAAACAAATTGAACTCGCTCACCACAACCCAGCAGGGCTCACGTTGCAAACCTAGTCGGGCGCGTGTTGCGGTCGGGATTTCGACACCGGCACCATCAACCTCTGGCTTGTTCGAGGTGATCGGCAGCACGGCCACCTCGTCCGTGCCATCGTCACGCCGGATGAGCATCACAACCGCGCACGGCCTATCCTTCGCACCTTCTTCCTGGCCGCGGTCGTGCTCGCGGCTCCAAAGGTAAGCGTAGCGCAGAACGTCGCCGACACCTGGAAGAGGGCGACTATCGGACCTCATGGTCAAACTGCTTGGCATCCTCCGGGATCTCTGCGTTCAGGATAGCGTCCACGACATCTTGCGGGGCGTCCTCGGTCCGAAACACTTGGCGATCGCGGCGCTTGAGACGTTCATATTCCTCGATCGAGATCATCACGGTGCGCGTGCGGCCATTGCGGGTGATGGCAACCGGCTGGATCAGCGCCTTGTCCTGGTAGAGGCCGAAATTCCGCTGGGCCTCGGCAGCACCAACCTTGAGCATAGGCTCGGGCATTGGTCGCACTCCTTAAACTGCGTAACCTACATAACACATGAAGGGGCCAATTTCCATGCTCACCCTCGACCTCCCCACCACCCCCTACTGGCTCACCCTTCCACGCGGCGTTCGCGTGGAAATCCGCCCCGTCACCACCGCCGTGATGGCCGCCGCCCAGGCAGCCTCCGCCCGCCGCCTCAGCGCGCTGCGTGCGGCGGAACCAGACCTCGACCCCGACATGGCCCGTGGCCTGGCCTTCGCCTTCCTGGTCAAGGCGCTGGCCCGCCACGCCATCCTCGCCTGGGAAGGCATCGGCGACACCTCCGGCAAGCCACTCCAACTCTCCCCCGATGCCGTCGAACGCCTGATGGACCTCGACGACATCGCCGCCGCCTTCTGGGACCGCGCAACCTCACCAGTCGTTGCCGTGGCCATGGAGGGAAACGGCTAAGGGCCCGTGCCGCATGGCATTTCGGCAGCGGGCCCGAATATTGTCGCGGCTGCGCGGCCATCGCGCGCGATTGCGCCGATAGCTGTCCCTACACGCAACACGCACCGCTCAGCGTCGAAGCCCATGCCTGCTGGGCCGCCGGCACCGCCTGCGCTGAGGCCGGCATGGCCGGCATCACCCTCAACATCGCCAATGCGCTTGCCGCCGCGCGTGATCTCGGTGCGCAGGGTTGGGCCGCTTCGGAAATGCTGATGGCACTTCGTGTCGGCATGGCTGAGGGCATCGCCACGCGCGGCAGGGAGGAAACGCCCCATGGCTGACGCCACCCGCCGTGTCTCGGTGCGCCTGTCCTTGGACGACGCCGCGCGCGTAAAACAGGAATTGCGTGAGGTTGGTGAGGCCGGCCAACGCTCCCTCGCGCGCATTCAGGGCGGCGCGGAACGTGCCTCCCGGGCGCTGGATTTGCTGGATATCGCCGTGCGCGGTGTGCAGATCGCGGGCTTGGCCGCCGGGCTGCGCGCGGTGGTGGTGGCCGGCGATGCGCTGACGCAATCCATGGGGCGGCTCAATACTGCGCTCGGTTCGATTGAACGCGCCGGGGAAATCTATGACCGGCTCTATCAGGATAGCCTGCAAACCGGCGTCGCGGTGCGTGAAAGCGTGGACGCCTTCGCGCGGTTTTCTATCGCCGCGCGGGAAATTGGTGCCACTTCCGATCAGGTCGCGACTTTGGTTGGCGGCTTGCAGCGCATCGCCATTGCCTCGGGCGCCTCGCAGCAGGAAATCTCCTCCGCCACCCAGCAGCTTGCCCAGGCCCTGGCCTCGGGCACGCTGCAAGGCGATGAACTGCGTTCTATCCTGGAGGGCCTGCCAACCCTCGCCCAGGGCCTGGCGCGCGAGCTTGGCGTTTCCATCGGTGAACTCCGCAAGCTCGGCTCCGAGGGCAAACTCACCGCCGATACGGTTTTCCCCGCGCTGCTGGGCGCCGTTGAAAAACTGAATGGCGAATTTGAACGCGCGCCGCTTTCGGTGGGGCGCGCCTTTGGGCAGCTTACCGTCGCGACGGATCAATTCCTCGCCCGGCTGGATCAAGCCATCGGCCTTTCCAATACGCTGGCCCAGGCGCTGTCTGGCGCGGCGCGCGTGCTGGATGGCGTGCGGCGCGGCTCTGGCCTTTTGCTACCAACCGAGCAGGAGGCCGCGCGCCGGGCGGAGGCTGCGGCACTGCGCTCGCAAATCGCGCGGCTTGAGGCTGAAATCGAAGGCCAAAGCCAGCCGGCCGAACCACGGCGCGGCACCATCCGCAGCGGCCTGGTGGGCACCGCGCAGCAACAGGCCGGGGTGGATCGCGCCGCCCGGCTGGAGGAATTGCGCCGCCAGTATCAGGAACTCGCGGAGGAAATCACGCGCGGTGAACAGGCCGCCGGCGAGAGGCAGCAGCGCGAGGCGGAAGGCGCCGCCGCCCAAGCCGCCGATGCGCGCCGCCGCCGCGCCGGTGCGGATGCCGAGGAATTGCGCCGCGCGCTCGATGACCGCTTTCGCATCAATAGCGAATATGAGGACCGCGTCCGCCGCCTGCGTGAGGCTGAGGCCGCTGGTGGCATCACCGCCGCCGATCGCAGCCGGCTTGAAACCCTGGCGCTGCAAGAACGTGATGAGGCGCTACGCCGTATTGAGGGTACCACCCGCCGTGTTGCCGCCATCCCGCCCGCAGATCGTGCGGCGGAACGCGAGTTGAATGATCTGCTGCGCGAACGCGAAAGGCTGATCCTGGATAATGAGAATGCCTATGAACGCTATCAGCGCCGCCTGGAACGGCTGGGCGATTTGGCGGAGCGTGCCGAGCGTGCTGGCCGCCCCATCCCCACCGAGACCATCGCCCGCGAAGGCGAACGCGCGCTGAACGAATTGGAGGAGGCCGAGCAGCGCATCAAGCGCAGCACCGAAAACACCCGCGACGCGGCGCGGGAATTGGGGTTTGCGTTTTCCTCGGCCTTTGAGGACGCGATTGTGCGCGGCGCCAGGCTGTCTGAAGTGCTCAAGGGCCTGTTGCAGGACATGACGCGCATCATCGCCCGGCGCACCATCACAGAACCGCTGGGCAATGCGGCCTCGGCCGGGCTTTCCAGTATTGGCGCAGGGAATTGGCTGAATGATATCGGCACCGCCATTGGCGGCTTGTTCCGCGCCGATGGCGGCCCGGTGGCGGCAGGGCAGCCCTATATCGTTGGCGAACGCGGGCCGGAATGGTTCGTGCCGCGCCAGACGGGAACAGTGCTGCCGAACGGCACCGCGCCGGGCGGCACCACGATCAATACCTCCATCGCCATTGATGCGCGCGGCGCTGATGCGGGGGTGGAGGCGCGGCTCCGCATTTTGGCCGGGCAGATTGCGCGGCAGGCTTCCAGCATGACGCTGGATGCCATTCGCCGGGGCGGCAGCGCTTATGAAACAGTGCGGGGATAGCAGCCATGGTTGAATATGCCTGGCCAGAGATACTGCGCCCAACGCGGCTGACATTCTATCTGCAGCACAACACCACGCGCTTTGTCTCGCCCATCACGCGCCAGGCGCAGGTGCTGCGGCGCGAAGGTGCGCGCTGGGTGGCGCAGGCAAGCTTTGATCCTTTGGACCGCGTGCGCGCCGGTATCCTGGAAGGGTTGCTGGCGGCGCTGGGCGGTTCGCTCAATACCGTCAGGATCTATGATTGGCGGCGGGAATTCCGCAGTGGCGATCCGCGCAGCCAGGGCCAGGTGCCAAGCGGGCCATTCTCCTTTGATGATGCAACGATCTTTACCGATGGCACCGGCTTTGTCGTGGGCTCGGGCAATCCCGCCTTGGCCACCGGCGCGCCGCGTGGGGCGCTTTCGATCCAGACGCAGGGTTGGTATCCGAATGCCATCGCGATTGGTGCTGGGGATATGATCGGCCTTGCCGGGCGGCTTTACATCGCGACCGAGGCGATCACAGCATCTGGCACTGGCACCGCCACCATTCCAATCGCGCCACCCTTGCGTGAAGCGCTGCTGGTGAATCAGCCGCTGGTATTGACCAAGCCAACCGTGCCGATGCGCCTGGTCTCGGATGATGAGGCAGCCAATCCAACGCGGCCGGGGCGTTTCACGGCGATCACCATCCGGCTTGAGGAGGCGTTGTAATGTCGGGCACCACCCCATCGCCGCGCCTCACCCCCGCCGCCATTGCGGCTGCGGCATCGCCCGTTGCGGCGCCTGTTGTGCTGGTGGAGCTTGATTTTGCCTCGGGCTTTTTTCGCGCCTGGACGGGGATCGGGCCATTGCATTGGGCCGGCAAGGTGTTTGAGGGGCTGGGCGCCATTGGTGCCGTCAGTGAGATTGAGGAAACCGTGGAATTGCGCGCGGTGCGGTTGACGCTCTCGCTCTCACCCGTGCCGCAGGATGTGGTGGATATCGCGCTGGCGGAGCGCAGCTTTCGCCTGCGCCCGGCGCGGCTTTGGGGCGTGCTGCTGGATGCCGAGGGCGCTTTTGTCGCTGATCCATTTCCCCTTTGGGCGGGGCTGATGGATGTGATGGAAGTGACGGATGGGACAGAAGCACGCATTGCGCTGACCTGCGAAAGTCGCCTGGTTGATTTGGAACGCGCTGAGGTGCGTCGCTACACGGACGCGGATCAGCAGGCGGAATATCAGGGCGACCGTTTTTTCGAATACGTGCCTGCTTTGCAGGAGGTGGAAATCCGGCTGCCGGCGCAGTGATGCGGCGCAAGGATTGGGCGTTGCGGCTGGGGGCCCTGCTGTCGGCGGCGGAGGCACGCCCCTTTGACGCGCGGCATTGGAATTGCGCGAGCTTCGCGCTTGCCGCTGTTGAGGCTGTCACTGGCAACAAACCGAGTGTGAAGGTCCTGCCCTGCCTTGCGGCCTCAGCTGACAGCGCTGGCTTTCCGCGCGTCGCACCGGCCTTTGCACGGCCCGGCGATATCGTCCTTGCCGGCGATCCGCCGCGCCTTGGCGTGGTGGTCGAAGCCGGGCGTGCCGCGTTTGTTGGGCCACGCGGCCTGACCACCGCAGCAATTACGGAATGCAGCATAGCCTGGAGGATCGGCTGAATGCCTGTCGCCATCCCGATCATCGCCGTCGCCGTAGGCGCGGTGGCTTCAGCAGCAGTCGGTGGTGGCATCATCGGCGCGCTGGTTGGCGCCGGTACCGCCTTTGCCATCACCAGCGTTGGCGGTTCCGTCTTTCCCTCGCGCCCACCCTCCGCCCCCGCTATTCCAAGCCGGGCGGTCGATAATACCACCGCCCCGGGCGCGGGGCGCACGCAATCCGTCCGCCAGCCACTCACAGAACACCAGATCGTCTTTGGCCGCTGCAAGGTCGGCGGGCCCATCGTGTTCATCCATTCGGCCACCGATGATCAGGGCCGCGCCGATGGGTATTTCTACGCTGTCGTCGTGCTCGCCGCGCATCGCGTACACTCCATCGGTGATGTCTGGCTGGGTGATACGCTGGCGACCGACGCGAAATACAATGGGCTGGTGCGGATTGATCGCCATTTGGGCGCGGCAGATCAGGTGGCGAATGCGAATTTGATTGCCGAGACCGCTGGAAAATGGACCGCCAATCATCGTGGCCGCGGGCGGGCCTATGTCGCGGTGCGGCTCAAGATCACTGCCCAGGCCTTTCCCTCCGGCCCGCCCAATATCGCGGCCCTGGTCCAGGGGGCGAATAACATTCTGGACCCGCGCAGCAATACAACGGGATGGTCGGACAATCCCGCGCTTTGCCTTGCCTGGTACCTCACCGCGCCCTTTGGCTGGAAGGCATCCTGGGATGATATCGACATCCCCGCCTTGATCGCCGCTGCCAATATCTGTGACGAGCTGATCGGCACGCGCGCCGGCGTCTATGAAAAGCGCTATACGGTCAATGGCCGTGTCTCGCTGGGCGAGGGGAAAATCGCCATCACCCGCAAGCTTGTCGCTGCCATGGCGGGCGCGCTGGTGGTCTCGGGCGGGCGGTTTTTTATTCATGCGGGCGGTCCTGCGCTGCCTGTGACAACGCTTAATGCGAATGCGCTGCGCGGCGATGTCACCATCCAGGGCAGCAGGCCCCGGCGGGACCTCTTTAACGGGGTGCGCGCGGTGTATGTGGACCCTGCGAAGAACTGGCAGCCGACCGATGCGCCGCCCTTGCTCGCTGCGAATTACGTGGCCGAGGATGGGGGCGAGGCGATTTATCGCAGTATGGAATTTCCGCTGACGACGTCGGTCGCGACCGTGCAGCGCATCATGAAGGCCGAATTGGAACGCAATCGCCGCCAGCGCGAGGTGGCCTTTCCGGCCAATCTCTCCGCGCTGCGGTTGCGGCCCTGGGATAGTGTGACGCTGGCGCTGGATCGGCTGGGGCCATTCCCAGCGCGGGTGACGGGTTGGCGGCTGGCGCCTGATGGTGGCGTGGATCTGACGCTGGCGGAGGAGGATCCCGCGATTTGGGATTGGGACCCGGCCGTGGATGAACGCGCGACGGGTGATAGCCCATCGGTGGTGCTGCCCAATCCAGGGGTGATTGCCGCGCCCGCGACGATCAACGTGGAAACACCGGCAGGTGTCAGCTTTGCCGCAATGGCGATTTCCTGGGCAGCGGTCGGCAGTGCGTATCTCTCCGGCTATGAATTGGAATTCCGCCCTGCCTCTGTGGCGGCCTGGCAGGGCTATGGCGGGGCGCTGAGTGCCACCGCGGCCTCTATCGCCACCGGCGAGCCGACGGCGTTCAGGCTCCGCGCCGTGGCCCGCAGTGGCGCGGTGTCTGGCTGGCAGGAGGCTGCCATTCCAGGCGGCGTCACCGCACTGGCAGCGCTTGGCATTGCGGGCGGTGTGCGGCTTTCGGGCATCCTGCCGCCCGAGGTCACGCGGTTGCAGGTGTTTGAGGCGAGCAGCGCCAATCTTGCCCAGGCGGTGAAGCTTGCCGCCGAACCCACTACGCTGCCCTGGGACCGCACCGGGTTAAGCGTTGGTGCTGCCCGCTGGTATTGGCTGCGGTCGGTCTCGGCCGAGGGCAATGTTTCCGCGCTGATCGGGCCAGTCACCGCTACCGCAAGCTAGGGGCGCAGCCATGGCCGCACGCATCGATGATCTGCTGGTGCTGGGGCAGAATATCTCGAAGACCGATCTTGCAAAATATCTGCGCGACCGTGAAGCCGTGCTGCCCTTTGATTTCGGCGGGCTTGGCGATGGCGCGGCGAATGACCGCGCGGCCATCCAGGCCTGTTTCGATCGCGCAGCGGCGGATAAGAAATTCGCCGTCATCCCGCCCGGCACGTGGCGCGTGGATGCTGGCGTTGTGCTTGGCGGCGGCGCGCGCGGGCTGATCATGCAGGGGATGATTCAGTACACAGGCGCCACCAATGCGCCTGCCACCGTGCTGACGCTGGGCGATGGCGGCACCACGCGCAATGGCGAGAAACTCTACCTCGGCCTGCAAGTGACGCGGCAGATCCAATCCGATTGGGTCAGTGAGGCTGATATCGGCATTCTGGCACGCAATCTTGATTCCTCGCTGCTTGATCTGCGGCTGGTATCCGGGTTCACCATTGGGCTGCGCACACTGGGCGATGGGCGGGGCTTTGAGGATAGCACGCTGCTCCTGGGGCGCATTCTGAACAACCGCTACGGCATTGATGCGCATGCCGCAACGGCGACGGCGTGGAATACCTCCATCCGCTATTATGGCGGGCATTTCGCGTGCGGCACGGGCATCAACTCGGCGCTAGATCGTTTTGGCGTGCGGTTTTCGCGTGGTGCGGCGGACGCCTATAACAATCACAATCGCCATGTTTTTGACGCGCCAAATTTCGAGCTGCGCCAGCTTGAGCCCAATATCGCCATTCCCTTCTTGAATGAGACCAACGGCACGGCCATTATCGCGCGCAATATGCGGATGGAGGGCTGTTCTCCCTTTGCCGCGCGCCACACCGCCGCCGCGACGGATTGCGAATATGATGTCGCCTGGGCGCAAAGCTATGCGATTGGCGTTGACTACACCCCAAGTGCCACCCGCGCCGGCAATGCCGTATTCAACCGCCACCGCGCGCCGACATCGCGCCTCACGCGGCTGCTGGCGCATATCCCGAATATCCGCGCCGCCGCGTTTTGGCAGAGCAGCACGGAGATTGGTGTGGAAGGCGCATGCATCATGGCAACCTCCACCACCGCCGAGACCACTATGGCGGCGCTGTCCTGGAATGGGCTGAATGGCATCACGCCGACCGCGCGCGGCCTGCTGCTGAACCCCAATCGAGGTATTGGCTTTGTAGTGCAGACCACCCATGCCAAGGAATTCGCGCTGGCGCATTGGTTGGTGGGGGGTGCCGATGGCGGGCGGCTTTGTCTGCGTTGCTTTGATGGCGCCGGCATTGTCCGGGAAAACATCGCTGGCGATGCGCTGGCATCCGGCACCACCTTGCAATGGGCGCCAACCTCCAAAACCTGGCAGGCGGGCGCGGTGATGCAGGAGAGCGACCTCAATCGCCGCCAGACGGTACGCTTTGGGGCGGAGGTGGCCTTTGCGCAGATCGGCATCATCGGCTTTGACGGGCAGATTGAGCTGGAGGCGCTGCGCCTTTACGGCCTGCCGGAGGATGCGCCGGCGATCCTGTCCGGCTGTCCTGCATTGCCGGCTGGCGGCAGAACGCTGATCTTCTCCGCCAGCTGGGATTTGCCGAGCATGGCGCCAGGGGCGACGAGCAATGCGGATGTGACGGTGCCCGGAGCGCGGCGGGGGGATTTCGCGGATGCTTCGCTGGATACCAGCAGCATTGCCTTTGTGCTGGATTGTCATGTCTGGTCCAATGACAAGGTGCGCGTCACGGCGCGGAATGTGAGCCTGTCCACCGTGGATCTGCCCGCGGCGGCGCTGCATGTGCAGGTGGTGAAGAGAAGGGTGGGGTGACGCGCTGCATGCCCCGGGCGAGGACGCCACCATCAGCCGGGACAGCCTGCCGTTGGCGTCGCGGGGGTTTAGGATGGTGGAGAGGGTGTGAGGAATGGCCACTGCACCAAAACTGAGCAGGCGGCGTCATCTTCACTCTCCCTGGGGTCACG